CCGCCTCTCACTAATTCAAATCTTGGACCAACATCATCTATACTGAATGCGATATCAATCTGCCGGAATTGTTTCCATTTTTCAAATAAATGAGCAGGAAAAATCGATCCATTGGAATTATAATGTAACCTGATTTTGTCCGCCCAACGATTTTCTATCAGATAATCTAAAAACGTCTCTTGCTGTTTGATTAAAAAAGGTTCGCCGCCGTAAAAATCAATATTGACCAACTGCGGGCCAAGAGTTCCTAACATCTGCCAGATGTTGGCGTTTTCTGTCCATCTGCCTTTCCGATTCATAGTTTTGACATCTAAACGAGTATTAAAATGTTTTGAATGTTCTTCTGCTATCTTAGAGCTGTTTATCGGTGTGCAGATCCTACATTTGAAATTACATAAATTTCCTAACTTTATATCTAGACTAACAAGATTCTCGATTGATTCTTGTTCAACTGTCAAAGTCTGTCCAATCAATCCTAAATGAGTCGTAAACCATTGACGATTTGAATCACCGGCATATTGTTCTTTGTGCCAGCAAGACGAACATCCACTTGGTTTTTGCCCGTTTAAAAATTGTTGTCTAAGATCGGTTAGATACTGGCTGTGATAAACTGTCTGGATGTTATCTGTTTCTATGTTATACAAACGGCCAGTTGAATCTCTTATTGATTCTTTATACACACAGCAAGGTTTAAATCCACCTTGGGATGAAATTTCTAGATGTGCCCATGGGCTAAAACAAAAAGTTTCAGGTAATGAGATTAGAATATTTTTATTCCCAGTGGGTGTAGTATCTGTGATTTGTAATTCTAACGTAGAAAATATACAATCATCATATGAATATTGTTTCCTGATTTTATCAAGCCGATCGGTGTCTACAGTCGGACAACATAACAAAATAAAAAAGTTTGATATGTCTACCATCGATGCGCACTTCTGTATGTGAATCAGAATGTCCGGATCTATAGTTTTTCTACTGTAGAGCACTATTCTTTCGTTGGGACTGAACGCAAACTTGTGCCATGTTATAAACTTTTTATAAAGTGTTTTTCGAGGTTGGCAAATTAACCAGTCTATATCAACTATTCCTACGATTTTGTAATGATACTCGGACTCTAAATGGTATTTTATGTCAGATGAAGGCAATGATATCATATGTTTAAATATCAAGCACAGGGGGTTACACCCCTGTGCTATCTGCCTTATATATTTTGCTTGTTTTGCCGAGCGCGGATCATTGTCAGGATGTCTTGAGCATTCTGTCCACCAGCAGCAGGTTTCACGACCGGTGCTGTGGCAGTGGGTGCGTCGTCCTCGTCAAACGAACTTGTAGCAGGTGCTGCGGGCCGAGCCGCTTCCACTGCCTCTACTGGTGCTGCGGCCGCAGCAGATCCACCAGCGGGTGCTGACACACCTGCGGGGCGGAAGTACTGGCTCCAGCGATCAGGATCGTAAGGTTTGCCGTCCACGGATGCTTCGAACATCTCCTTCATGACCTTGAGTTCAGTGTCCGAGGGTTTCTTGGGCAGGAACTCTGCGAGATCAAAAAGTCCATGTGCCGCGAGGGCAGCCTGTTCCGCCTCTGTGAGTGCGGATTCCTTACGACTCCATTTGGAAGTTGAGTAGTCTGCGTAGCCACCTTTTGAAGTCTTGGTGATACGGAAATCCAGACCACGCAACAAATCTGTTGGTAATTCCTCCAATTCAGGATCCATCAAGGCCGATTTGATGATGGTGAAGATCTGCGGACCAATGATGAAACGCCGGATGGGATTCTCTGGTGTACGATCTTCACTCAGTGGATTTTCACGCACAAAGCCTTGGAACACATAACTGCGTTTTTTCCAATACTTGCGACCCATGTCTTCCAGACTTTTGTCTTTGAACCAGCCACGCACTTCGGCCAGGATCGGGCAGGCATCGCCCCACATCTCCACACAGGGTACCTGTACCTGTACTTGCTTGGAATCCATTTCGCCTTTGATGCCAGCGAATGGCAGTTTGATCATGGCTCGCTCTGCCCAGAAGAATGTGTTCTTGGCATTGCCATCAGGCAAGAAACGGAGTGTGGCACTCTGTCCTTCGTCGATGTTCCAATGTGGGTAAATTGCGTTGTCGCCGCCTGTGGATTGTCCGCCTTTGTTAGACTCTGCGGCTGCGAGTCTTGCACGGATTTCTGCTAAAGATGCCATAATATGATTGTCCTTTCGTTGCCTATTATGATTTTTGCTACTTGCCTAAGTGTACTGCTTGCCTGTCACGCACACTTGACTACAGTGTACGTGGAGTATTTATCAAAGTCAATGACTATTTGGGGTTTTTTTGCCGGATCTCGATGTAGTAGATCTGTGCCCAGGGACCGGGCTGATTGTAGAAATTTGGACTCACAAACGTGTCCGTGATCACCAATCCGTTGTGCTCGATCATGTGCCGGAAATCTTCGCAACCGCCAACACTGCCGGCTTGGTTTTCCTGCATCAAGATCAGGCCATCGGGTTCGAGGTGCTGGCCTATGTGTTGGTAAAATTCTTTGTGGGCTTGCCAATCGATGTCTACTGCCAGTCTCTGATAGTTGTCGTCACCGGGACACTCCAGATAATGCGGAGGGTTGGCCACTACCAGGTCGAACCGTTCGTGATCGGGCAGTGCTGCCACCGTGGGTGTTGCATAGGCTGATACCTGTGATTGCCAGGTCTCTGGCAAGGATTTCACTGTGGTCTGGATGCAATCTATGGCAGGTTGGTACAGGTCGGACAAGCACAAGCCTCCACAAATGCCGTGATCCAACAAGGAGAATCCAATGAATCCAGGACCGGCACACCATTCAAAACATCGGTGGAATTGGCGATCTGGATATCTTTGCTTGAGGATCTGGATATATTCTTGCCCGAACCATGTGCCTCCACCTTCCATACAGGACTCGTGCATGACATCAATGCCCACAGTACCATTGGTGCGGAATGACATCATAGCCTGATCTCTGGATTGGCCTGTGTCCACTGCAGCAATCCTTGCCGTGCTTGGTGTTCGCACTGTTGCATCCAAGCTCGTGTGTGTGGCAGGATCACGATGTCTGGTGCCACCTTGTCAAGATAAGAGATGTGTTCCAAGGGTGTGGGATGGAAATCTCTGCGGCTGCTGTCGTAGGCATCCGCGATGCCTTGGTTGTTGAACCAACAGTTTTCAAACACTGTTTCATACACACTGGGAGCGATCTGGTCCAGCACATCTGCGTACAATTCCAGCACGTCAGCGACCTGCTCACTCTGCATGGCAGGATTGTTACCAAGGTCGTTTTGATCGTTGGTGTGTTTCAAAGGTACCATGCTGAACATCTGCCAACGACATCCCCATGCTTGTAAAAGCCCGACAGCCGCGGCTATCACTGCACAATCACGGATAAGGTATCCGCGTTCATCAGCGAATTTTTCCACATAGCCAGCAGGATAGTAACTGCCTGCCGACCAATACACGTTGCCGCCCTCAAGCCAGCGACCATTGACATAACGATCTTCTCGGCTGGTATTGGTCCACATGATGTAGATCTGATCCGCAGGACCTATGTTGTTGCGTTTGTCGCATTCTATGAGACTGTTGAATATCAAACAATTGCCGCCACCACAGATGCCCCAATTTTGGTATGTATCTGCCTGGCGACCCAGAGCATCTGCCCAGGTGGGCCAACGCCAGTAATTGGTAAAACTGCAACCAAAAGCAAACATGCGATTCATTTGGTTTTTTCTCTGTGGAAATGTTGGGCTTTGTGCCAGAGTTCGTCGGTGACAGTGATACTTTGATTTTCGATCCACTGCCTTCCTACTTCAGCGTCTCTCATGCTGCTGTGCCTGAATCGGCGGCCTGGCATCAAAGCAGAAGTGTGTGTATATGTATGATAACCATTGCCTCCAGGCTCTATGATATACTGTCCGGGTCTATGCAGATGATTCCAGGCTTCAATCAATTCCCATTCATGCATGACCATGCGATCACCTCCGGGCACAAAACCCACTATATCGCCCGAGGCCATCATGTCAACGTGCCAGGATAAAAACTCTGATCCAATCTGTCGTTCTACATAACTTCTCATGCTTTGTAATTGTTCTCGGTCTAACACACGGAAAGGTATCACGCTGGTAATACAATACTGGCCATCGTGAGTCACGCGAGAATTTTCGCGTCCCAACGCTCGATCAACATATCTGTCAATCATCTGGCTCATGGGATCATTAGGATCCCCTCTCGCTACCACTGGAGCACGATTGACTATGTCAATTGATTCATCAAATATCACATCGCCATCCACAACAAACCAAGTATCTCCAGGTACCAATTGATCAATGTGTGTCTTGATCAGCTGCTGACGCCACCAACCCACGTCACATCTATCAACGCCTGCCAATTGGCTGTAAGGAATCATGGCACAGGGTTTCACAAACCATTGATCGTATTCACGCTGAAGATCCTGCTGGTAATCAGGCCATGATCCGGTGAGGTCATCGTAGATGATGTAAATTTGATGTAGTTCTGGATACCAATGGCGTATGGATCGCACACAGATTTCGGTCATGAAAAAATGACCAGGGTAGGTAAGAACAACCGCGGTATCCAATTATATGCTGGCTAGTTGTTTGAGACGCTGGATGCTTTCCGAACTCATGTTTGATGGACGAGTCATCATCACGCCATCCACATCAAGATCTTCACTGACTTCACCGCTGAGAGTTTTCACGATTTCGGCCACACGTTGCTCGCTCATACCGTCAGTGCCACGCACACGCGGTATGCCACCGTGGGCATAAACGGAAAATATCCCATTTCCAATCGCATATTTTCCGTTTATGCCCACGGTGGCATACCGCATGTGCGTGGCACTGACAGTCTGAGAGAGCA